ACCGGCATATTTACCGTATCGGGTAGTCCCACCGGCGGCCATCAAGGGAGGCACCAGACCACCGGCTCGCATCCCACCGGCCATAGCCGCGGCGGTGTAGAAACCGAACGGATCTGAGCCGGCAGAGATATTCTGTTCAATCTCGCTGGGCTGCCCGTAAGTGAAATATCCCTGCTCTCGTCGTTTCATATCGGTCAAATCCTTTGGTTCTGCAAATGGTTGCTCCGGTGTGGGCGGTTGTTCGCCAGTGTAGGACTGTTGCTCTACTTTGGCTAGGTAAGGGGCTAGCGGGCTAATAAAGGCTTCTCCTGGATCGCCAGTAGACAGCATCTCCAAATCCATCTTGTGGGGCTCTGACATCGGGGTGGTTTCGGTTGGCGGAGTACCTCCCACCATCTGCATACCCTGCTGCGTAAGCTGCTGGGCTTTCTGCTGCCGCGCCGCCTTCTTGGTGGCCTGCTCCTGGGCAAGACCAAGAATCGGGGGCGCACTGATGTCAATTAACTTACGCTGTTCTGGGTCATCAATCTTACCGATCGTCTGGTCGATGGCCGTCTGAATGTCGATGTACGGGTCAGCATTGAGAAGCGCCTGTATGTCCTGCGTAAACTTGGTATTAAGATCCTGAATCTGCTTCTGACGGGCTTGCTCAGCCTGCAGGTCTGCGAGCTGCTTAGCGGTGTAGTTGTATTGCGCGGTCGGCAGATACTCTTGTACGCGGCTCTCCAGCCCCTCTTGGGCGGTCTGACCAGTAAACCGGCTGATATCCTCTTCAAGGGGGCTAGTAAGGCCAAGCTCCGCATACCGTGACTTGACCTCTTCAGGCGTCACATAACGCGGGTCAATATAGGCAGCAATCTCATCCAAGACACCCGCCTGATCCACATCGATACCTGCGCGGATAAACTGATCGATCTCCTCGGGCGTGAATTGATAGCCAGATTCCGTTTCACGGAACCGTGCCTCTGCCTCCTCACGGGTGACCTGCCGCGGGTCAATATAGGTTTGAATGTCGGTGCGTACCTGATCTTCTGGCCGAGAGACAATGAATTGGGACAGTTCCTCGGGGTTCGCGGCGTAGCCAAACTCGTTGAAAAAGGCAAGAGCTTCGGCCTCGATGACCGCCTGCGGATCAATCTCGCCACGGAATTCAGCCAGGGCATCTTCCTCAGACTTCTGCCCCACCAGAGCGGCAGCATCTTCGTCGGTGATCTCAAACCCCTCGGCACGAGCGGCGTCCTTGATCTCTTGCAGCTCCAGATAACGCGGATCAACATATGCGGCCAGCTCTGAGCGCACCAGATCCTCTGGGCGAGAGCCGATAAACTGAGTGACCTCTTCTTCTGTCGGCGTGTAGTTGAGATCCGCAAAGAATTGCCGTGCCTCTGGCCCCAGGACCGCCAGGGTATCTGCCCGAGTACGCAGGGCATCCAGAATTTCTTGCTGTGACTTCTGTCCGGTAAGAGACAAAGCCTCCTGGTCGGTGATTGCGTAACCCTCTTCGTTCGCTACCTTCTTGACCTCTTCCAGGGTCACATAGCGTGGATCGACATAAGCAGATATGTCCTCCATAACCTGCGCCTCGGAGCGAGATTGAATAAACTGCATCAGCTCATCTTGCGTCGGCTTGTAACCCAGCTCGTTGAAGAATGCGCGGGCCTCTGCTTCGTTTACTGCCTTCGGATTAATCTCTTTGCGGAAGGCCGTGATCGTCTCTTCCTGGTTCTTCTGGCCAACAATTGCCGCGGCTTCTTCATCCGTTATTGCGTAGCCCTCAGCCCGTGCGGCATTTTTGACTTCTTCTGCCGTGACAAACCGTGGGTCCACATAATTCTGAATGTCCTGCTGAACCTGACTCTCGGGTTTAGACGCTATGAATCGCGCAATTTCCTCGTCGGTGGGCTTATAAGGCGTATTGGCAAACATCTGCCGCGCCTCATCAAGCGTGACCGCGCCGGCGTCAAATTCAGCCCGTAAGGCGTTTAGGCTAGCGTACTTATCCTTCTGCCCAGACAGCTCACGAGCCCGTGCATCAGAGATCTCGTACCCTTCCTGGGCGGCCAGAGCTTTAACATCGCTTGGGTAGAGCATCCGAGGGTCAACGTATGCCTGAAGCTGACCTTTAATCTGAGCTTCAGGGATAGATTGAATAAACCGGTCAATCTCCTCACGTGTGGGTGAGTATCCTTGGGCCTCAAACATCTCACGGACTTCTTGCTCTGTGGTGGCCAGCGGGTCAAAGCGCTGCCCAAGCTCAGCAAGAGCTTCCGTCTCCAGGCGCTCGCCAACATACTTGGCCGCCTCTTCGTCCGTGATGGCATAACCAGCAGCACGAGCAGCCTCTTTAATCTCTTCTATGCTGACCGTGAACGGATCGGCAATTTGCTTAGCAAGATCTCGGTCATTCTCATCTTCAGCCTTATCCATGACCTGCTGAATTTCAGTCTCGGTCGGATTCTTTCTGCCCTCAAGTTGAAGAAGATTTTTAGCGGCAGCTTCCGTTATTGTTGGAATGTCGCCAATGTCAATTAAATTTCTATCAAAAAACGGTTTTGCATTTTTTACTTCAACCGGCAAAATAAAATTGCCTAAAAATTGTCCGTTATCCATATAACGGGGTTGAAGTGCAAAAAGAGCGGTATCGCTTCTAGATAATTTTAACTCTGGAGCAATTTCATTGATTAATGATCTATCAATGCCAGCGTTGGGCAATAGAAATTGCATCCCACCCAAGGTAAGTTGTGATCCATCCGGCAACCTTGCAACCCTAGCGCTCAAGTCTAGGGTGGTCATGTCTATTGAATTAGACCCGCCGCCATCTGGAGGTGGCTTTAAGTTGCCACTGGTCAACTCTTCAAATGTTACGGGGCGGCCGAACTTATCTAAAGCGACCTGATTGTTTTTATAAATAAAATGCGGGGCAAGTATTCCAGCTGATGTTCCAGCGCCAACAGCGGCAGCATAAACAGCCCTAGCAGCGTCTTCGGATACATTCTGTTCCTCTCCACGCACAATACGAGATGCGATGCCCTGCACAAGCTCTTCACCAAACTCCGTAAGAGCATTGACCGTTACAGGATTGACAACCGTTTTTACCGCTGTTTGTAGACTGCCCTTTACTCCATCAAGGTATGCGCCGGCTAAAGCCTTATCACCAATAAACTCAAACGGAATGGTGATCGCGGCATTAACTGAACCCATAAGAATGCCGCCTGATCGAGCTTCGTCTTCTGATGCCCCCGCTGCTTTCAGTCTTCTGTACTCTTCTGCGCCAGAAGATCCAAAGACTTCTGCGCCATTTAGCCCTGCAGAGATAACTCCAAGCAGCGTTGCGCCACCAGCTATTGTGGTTGTAAGAGGTGCAAAAACTATCGCTGTTGCGCCGGCTAGCAGGCCCAGAGTTTCCTCACCTATCTCTGTGCCGACATCCGTTATGTATCCAAAGAAATTGTCATAAACCCCTTTGGCAATAATTGCGGTTGCTTCTAATGGGTTATCTGTTTTTCCGGCTCGGTCAATTTCTTTGTTTAGAGCCTCTAATTGTATTTTTGCCTCTCTGGCTAATTCTTCTGGTTGCAACCTTTCGCCAAATGTCTGAAGTACAGAGCTAACATTTTTTAAGGTATTTTCAAATGAGCCACCGGTTGCAAGCGCCTGAGTTTCAGACAAATATTTCAGGCTATTTCCAATTCCTTCGATACCGATACCCTGCGCATACGATATCGCTCCAATAACCTTATCAACGGCGGGTATGCCGGTCTGGGCAAGATTGAATTTGCTTGCATCAACAGCGCTACTACCAGCCGCTTGAATGTTGGCATCAAGCAGCCGTTTCGTTTCCGCAGCAGACTGATTCGGGTCTTGGCCTAACGCCTTACTGATCTGCGATGCATAGTCCGACGGGAGTTTCCAGGTATTGCCACCCCAGGTGAATGTATCCTTGCCGGCCATATGGGCAGCGTATGCAGCACCTCCACGGTCTTCGTACTTGTTTCCGTTAAAGGGCAGCGCCGCCTCTTGTTCGCCCGTTCTGTTGACATAAAGATTCCCACGCCACTCAAAGACATTCCCCTCGCCAAGATTTTTCTGTGCTAAGGCAAATGCTTCATTGAATGTTGATGCGTTCTTAATCTGATTTAACGCGGTTTCAGGTGCTTTGACTTGATAGACGTTGCCATTCCATAAGAATTTATTCTCGTCTACTGCAGCAGCAGCCTTGGCGGCCTCATTGACGTCTTTATACTTAGACCCATCAAAAACGTTAGGGAAGTCTTTTGCAACCTGTAGCTTCTGCTGCACATCCACCGGAATGTTGTATACCTTGTTATCCGGTAATTTGACCGTATTAAATCCGGCTTGATAGGCAGCCTGAATAGCTTGTCTTTGATCAGAGAATCGCGTCCCATCAAAAACAAACTCATCTTCGGCTTCTGAAAACAACCGATCACCAAGGTCTATGGACTGACCACCAATCGTGTATAGGTTGTTGCCAAAGATAAAGTTGTTGTACCCAGCAAGGATGGCAGCGTCTCGTGCCTCATTGACCGTGGCAACCTTTTCGTTTTGATTCGCGTTATAGGTAGTCTGATTTATGTCATCCCTGATTGTTTTATACATATCAGGAGTGATAGTGGTCTTGTAAATTGGGGAGAAGGTGTCAATTGCATATTGCTTTTGAGAAAAATCGCTCCAACCTTCTGCTTTAGCATCGGTGTCAAACTGCTGGAAAACATCATTAAATATTTTGGTGCTGTAGTCTGTTAAATCTTTAGATGTGTTTTTAAGTTCGCCAACCAGCGCGGTAAGTTGATTATTGGTCGATTGAAAGTCTTTGTTTAATATATTGTATTCGTTGAAAAACCCCTTTGTTTCTAGTTTTTCATATGCCGCATTTAAACCAGCAACGGCCTCATTTACATCCGGAATGTATACGTCTCTGTTGGCTCTTGCATTTGCAGCTTCAGCATCCCAAGTCTCCGCTGTTCTTCCAAATTGCGCTTCATACGCTGCACGATTTGGATCATTACGAATTTCTTGAGCTCTGGTTTCGGCACGAGTTACTGCCTTATCCCATACCAAATAAAGATCTTTATAAACATAATCATATCTTTTTTGATAATAATTAAAGTTGTCTACATCTTTTCTGTTGTCTCTTATTAATTGATTGAGTTTTGCCTGCTTTGCTTCGGCTGATTTTTGCAGTTCATTTGCTTGTCGATACTTAGTCTGAGCATCATTGAGCTTGGTACCTTGCTGCTGAGCTTTTAATGCATCACCAATAACTTTTCCAGTGGTGCGGGCCATGCTGTCAATGACCGCATCACTAACGTCTTTTCCTTGCAGCCTTGCAATCAGAGATGCGTTAGCAGCATCCAGAACGTAGCGTGCAAATGTTGGATTATCTTTTAAGACGGTATTAAGCTCTGGTACTTGCTTAACGGCCTTTGAAATAACATTAGTTGACTGAACTAATGCGGCTACTGCCGCGGTCTCTACATCTTGACCAGTAACCGCCGCTTGTGCAGATGCTGTTAGAACATTTTGTAATGGCGCAGGTAACGCTCTAAAGTCTGCAGACTGATTGAGCGCAAATGGGATGGTTTGGGCGGCACCAGTGATAAGCGCTTGTTCAATTGGAGCGCCTACAATTGCCGCTTCTACGGCTTTGCCAAGCATATTCCCAGCAAGCGCACCGATGACGGTGGGTGCGACTCCAGCGCCAAGAATTGCTCCTGCCCCTGCCCCCGCGGTGATGCCCGTGACCCCTGCGGCGCCGGCTGTAGCCCCGGTTATTCCTCCACCAAGAGTTGCACCCGTCCCTAGGCTTGCGCCCGTAACTGAGCTTACCGAACTGGTAACCGCAGAAGATACTATTGAACCAACCTGCGCCCCTACCCCAGATAAGACGGCGCTTTTCAAAACATCTTTTGCGTCTCCGCCCTGTACCGCGGTTAATGTTCCGGCAATAACTGCCGTGCCAACCGCTGTTGCGGCGCCCGCAAGAATTGTTCCGCCTACAATTGCGGTACCAATTGCTGTTGCGGCTCCAGATGCGGCGGCGACGCCTATGATGACTGGTGCGGCTGGCATTTAAAACTCCATAAAATAAATGAAGGTTTCTTTGCCATCGATTACTTCTTTAATTTCCTTGAATGGCAGTTTGGTTTGCCGAGCAATTCGAGCAAACCTGCGGTCTTCTGTAAATGTGTACGCCAGCTTTACCTCTATTTCTTTCAAAAACTTTGCGAGCTTTTGAAACCCTTTTACCATGTCTTGTGGAACTAGGTCTGCGGCCATGGTATGAACCTCAACCGCACCTTTGCCTCGCACAAGAATTAAAAACAAGATCTTGTCTATCTTTACAAGCTTTGCGCCGTCTTGTTGCACGGTAGTAGCGAGCTTTGCCATGAGCTCATCAGCCTTTTGTTGATCTCCTCCCGACTCACGCAAAAAATACTTTTGCGCTATGTCTAAAATTTCTTGCTGCTCTTTATTAAAATTTTCAGCCATTTTTAAACCCCCGTCACTTGAGGGTTGACCGCGGCCAACAGAGCAGACGCCCAATCGAACCAGTCATCAAACGGATCTGGACCAGGAATGGCTTCGTTGGTGAAGACATCGATCGCCTTCAAGCCCGCCCCCCACTCTTTCCAATCGGTCTGTGGAGTGGGGATAGAAAGCTGATTGGCAGCGTACTGCTCGACCATAAGAGACGCCCAGGAGTCAAAGGTATGAAACCTGGGGTCGTAGACCAGTGGGGGCGAGACGCTAGACATTAGTAGCCCCGGACGTCACCTGTGGTGGCGCTTAATAGCACACGTCCAAGCTGGTAGTTGCCACCGGCCTCGTCCGACTCAAACTTGAGCCTAAGCTCTCGCCGCTGCTCTTTCATGTCGATCTTGTTGGTGTTCGGCCCAAAGATGTACGGGCTCGAAGTATCGTCTTCAGACTGCGCATATGGTCGGCCGGTGACGTAGAGTTTCATGTTGCCAGACATCAAGAAATCGGGCTCTACCCGCTCAAGACGCAGCCAACGGTTTATACCCTCCATAGCTGGTTGAGATGGGCCTCCGGTCACAATGCCGAGGTCGCTGGTCTCAAAATAAGACTGGATAGATAGGGTGTTCTGACCGTCCACCTCATCGGTGCCGATCTCGTGCTGATAGATCTTCACCAGTCCGGCCTCGGTCTGAAATGACAGAGTCTCAGTGTTAGAGGCGCTTGCATCATCGTCCATGACGATGTTCTGCACATAGATGGCCGAGATATCAATGCTGAATCCCGTGCCCCCGCCGATGTCTGCGTCGTCTACCGCGATGGTGTCTCCTACCAGATAACCGGCACCAGGATTGACGATCGTCACCGTGGTAACAGTACCCCCAGCGACCACAATATCTGCTGTAGCGCCGCCACCAGCCCCGCCGGTAATTGCCACGTCGTTGTAGGTGTTGTCTGCATATCCAGATCCCCCTATGAGATTGGTAAGCGTCTTGATGCTGCTGGATTGGATGTCTTGCACCTTGGTTCCTACCGGAATCCCGGGGCCAACAATCACCTGCCCGACCTGCACCAGCGCGTTATAAGTGTCTGACAACAGGTAAGGGCTTCCCGAGACAGTGGTGTAAGACTCGGTAAAGATCACTTCAGCGACCGTTGCCGGCCACGTTGAGGCGATCGGATAGGCAAAGACCTGGGAGAAGTATCCGGCCGTCCTGCGAGCTCCTGCGGCCTCTCCGGCGTCATACCAAGTGTTTTCCCGCACGTTGTAGATGATCGCGTCATTGCACTCGGTGGAGTCTCCACGGGGGTAAAACCACCAGATCTCACCGTATCGAGGTACTTTTTGCGCCCAGACCTTCTGTCGCTGACTGTAATTCAGGTTGTCAAAGAAGTAGTTCTGGTTCATTGAGTTGGGGATCTCTTTGACCGTACCGTTATAGAGCAGGAACCGGTCAACACCGCACCAGTAATAGATACCGTCGTATTCAATTACGCACTGCGACGACATGATCGAGGTTTGGCTGGAGATAATGTCGTACCGCCAGAAGGTGGGGGGCGCGTAATCTGCCGTTCCAGGCACCCCAAGAGACTGCGGAGCGTATGAGACGCGCACAAGACTGTCCAAGCTCCAGAAAAGGCCGCTAGGGCTGTTGGAGCCACCTCGAACGGGTAAGCCCTGGACGATCTTGCCAGTGGCCACATTGACCGCGTTAGCGTCTGCGGAGACCCAGTCTTGCGCATTGCCTGCCGAGCAGTTTCGGATCAGGCCGTTGTTGCCATAAACGAATACATAGGGGTGTAAAACGACGACACCGCCCGAAACCACCACATTATTGTTGAAAGTGGCAGTTATCGTGCCCGCCGGGACGGTATTAGAGAGCTCTACCGTGGTGCCAGACACCGACACGACAACCGTATTTGCAGGTATACCCGAACCCGTAACAGTCTGACCGGCGCCGATCAAGGTATTAATTGCGGCAATTGTTACCGTGGTAGTGCCGGTGGCCGTAATTGTGTCAGTAAAAACCCCAATCTGACTCATGGTCGTGCCGTTGATGTCGCCAATCAACACCGGGGTGTCGTTCGTGTCATCGACCGAAAACAGGTTCTGGCCTGGGTGAGCGACAAGGTTCTGCACGCCCGCCCCGCCCACATCAAAGAATCCGTCAAATTGCCACAGATTTAATGGGGAGGCGGTGAAATCACTCAGGGTGAAGTCTTGAATGCCCGCACCAATACCATTGTCGTCAATGGTCAGTACCTGCAAACCATTGCTGTAGCCATTAAAAATGCTGGTGAAATTGTTCTGGGAGTTAATCCAGATGCCGCGGCTCGGGCCCTTGAGATCAGAAGAAATAACCTTGAACCCACCAATTTTGCGGGGGCGGCCGCGTTGGAACCTTACCCAGCGACCGTCGTTGTAAAACTGCTTATCAAGAACGGTTCCATCACGCTGGATTCCCGGCTGCGTGTCTATTGAGAAGACTTTTTGGGTCATTAGAAAGATCCACCAGAGACGCCCGTAGTAAAGGTGCCGGACCCGGTAATTGTAAGCCCGGTAGCGGTTAAACCGAAACGCTTCGATCCATTCACAGACATGCCGATCTCAAACGATCCAGGCCGATATATACCGGTGTTAGTTTCCGATGCGAAATTGAGCGACGGGGTTGCAGCCGTACCATCTACCAATGACAAGGTGGTCGCGCCAGCAGCCACCGTAGAGGCGTTTAAGACGTTTACAGAGTCGCAGAGCAGGATGACCTGCTCACCTGCTGGTACGGTCGCTGTAGCGCCTCCAGGCACCCCCGTCTCAAAGGTAATGGTGTAGTTGGCCCCCGTACCGTCTGTCTGGTTTGTGACGTAATAAACCTGAATCGTGGGCGGAATTTCTACCGTCACATTCCCAGACAGGGTGCCGGTGTACTTCTGAATGACATTTGACGCCTCTGCAGAGGTCAAAGTCACCGTGCCGCTGGTAACCGCCTTGGTAAGCTGCGTGAAGTTGAATTGGGTCGATTTTCCCAGGCCAACGGTGAAGAATGCTGTGCCCGAGCAGGTAATAAAGCACGAGTCTGCCGGCTGCAGGGCTACTGTCCCCGATCCATTGATGAGATCACCACCCGTGGGAGAGACTGTCAACGTCCCTGTTCCGCCGTTCCTGACCACCATGAACCAGTCATTACCCAGCGTCGAGGCAGACGAAAGCGTTAAGGTGCCCGCCCCGCCGGTCCAGACATAGGTTTCTGCTCGATCTCCAGCGACCGCGGTGTAACTAGATCCAAAGGTCGTGACGCTAAACGCGGTATTCAGGGTCGTGGCAATCGCCTTCAGACCGTTGCCAGCCAGCGCGGCAGCATCGACGTTAGACGCCCCTACACCAAAGGAGATCAGCCCCCAGGTGCCCGCCGTATTCGCGTTAGTGGTGATGTAAATGTACTTTGCTTGGCCGGCAGAAACGGTTGCAATCGTGTTGCCGTCATAATCCGCCACGGTAAAAGTATTCGCCCCGACGTTGCGGATTAGCGCGTCTTCACCCACTGAGGTTTGATTGGCCGGGGGCATACTCAGAGTCAGGCTACCAGCGGTGGCCGTGACGTTCATAATCCGAGCGGCGTAATTGTCTGTGGCGTTGCCGTTGATCGGCCAGCTCAGGGTGGTATTAGCCGACAGCGTAATGGCGCGGAAGCTGACATCCGTAGGCTGGATGACGTTTCCGGTAAATGGGGATATGAAGCTCATTTAGGAGTCCTTCGCCGTGCTCTGACGGTCCACAATGCGGGTTACATCCTCTTCTTTCAGGGTGTTCATAATCTGCATGTACTGGGCTTGCCACATCTGAATACGCTCATCGTTCTTCAGGAAAGGCATGGCCTGCAGCAAAGACCCATAAAGAAGCGCCTGGGGGGCGTACTGGGTGAACCAGTTCGACTGATTAGAGGAATCTAGCGGCTGAATGCGCTCGTAGTAGAGCACCTCATAGTTATATGCGGCATCCGGCGTGGGCGATACCAACCAGTGCGTGTAATCGTAATCACAGTAAAACAGGGGAATGTCGGTTTCTGTCGGATTTGGCCAGTATTCCCGCAGGTACTCGTACTTGCGCAGCAATACCGGCTGCCGCTTACCGTCCACCGTTACATTAATCGATACGGTTTTCCTCCAGCGGGCAGGCTTATCAATGATGGCCTCACCCTGGACCATGGTTGAGGTGACTGCCTTGAGGTTGCCCAGAAACTTGAGGTCCGCAGCAATGACCTGCTCGGCCAGCATAATGAAGGTGGGGATCTTCTCGATCGTCGCTTGATCGGTCCGCTCCAGGTAGGTGGAGATGTCATCCACCAAGCTGTCATAGGTCATTACGGCGGCAACGGTCATCACCACACCTTTTTCTTGATCGACTCAGGCTGAGATACAAATTGCTTCCCGGCCTTCATTCCCTCACGTTTGGCTCGGGTGGTTGCCGCGTATTCAGAAGGTGTGAGCTTCTCTCGTGCCGCTTTTGGCAAATATCGTTCGCCAGTCGCTTTGGGGCCCTGCGTAGACGGTTTGCCAGACTTAGTACCCCAGTCTTCCTTCGTCCACTTTGAGAGCGAATTATCCGCCTTTTTGGGGCCTTTGTAACCCCCGCCAGCGGCCTTGTACTTCTGTGTAGCTAGTTGTGCCTTCCTGGCCGACCATTGACCCGGTGCGCCCCCTTTATTGGAGGCTTTCACCTGAGACTTAATCCGCTCCCATTTCTCGGGGTTGGTCTTGGCCGCGGAGCTCATTTGTCAACCTTGGTATCCAGCTTGTCGAATATCTTGCCCAGCATCTGCTTAATCTCGCTGATGTCATTGCGGTAATCGTCGCGGGTGACATAGAGAAGTGGAAGCTCTGAGAGGCGATCTTCGATCTTAATAATGGAGCGGGAAATGGAGTTGAGAATCCAGCCACCAAAGACTCCGGCAAGACCAAATCCAAGATTGATGAGAACCTGGGAATCCACTTCTTCTCTCCTTACGCAATAAGTCCAGGAAGGTAAACGGTCTTGCCGTCTCTGCGTGTTGCCGTTAGGTCTTGCTTCTTCAGGTTAGCTGGGTCAAAGCTAACATGCACCCAGCCAGAATCAGGTACACCAGGAGTATAGAATTCAAGAATGAGTTGAGTGTACGAGA